ATCCATTTTCCGTGATTAATTAAATGGTGTAATCTATGTGTAAACATCTCCCATACCAAACCAACTAAGGTATCTGATTCATAGACACCAGCTTTACAAATATAATTATACACTATTTACCCCACTTACCATTCTTTACGATAGTAGCCATAATACCATAGTTACTCACATCTAAGTAAGCGTCTTCTAGTGGTTCATCTTTTACTGCAGTCTCTCTATTGTTCATCAACAGAGTTTTTACCCTTTGTAATTTATCATTCATACGAAACCACAATCCAGTAAGAGATAGGTGTACCTCTTCTTTAGTTTGTAGTTGTGTACCTACTGATATATTACCAGGACCGTAGTCATGTTGTTTATGTAAGAATAACTCGTATTGTTCTCGCTGTAACTTACGAAACTCAGCAGTCATTTCTGGCCACTCTTTTTCCATTTTAGTTATTACATCAGAAACTTTTTCTGAATTAAGATTCTTAGTATCTTTTATAACCTTCATATTTCTCTCCAATTTATATCTAAATATACACAGAAAAGTGTATACAAGTCAAGTACTTTTTTTATAAATTTCCTGAATTAATACTACCGACAACGTTGAGTCCTGCAGCTTTTATCTTACGTTCTTCTATTCCCCATTTTCTACCTAATTCACCTAGTTCCATCATTCCACCCTCTGTAAGCATTAGCATATCTATAGCATCTATAGCTTCTTTTCTACTAGATTCGTCATTGTTTCTCATGATATTAATTAACCATTCTGGATAGTCCATACTATTTCTCCCTTTTGTGTATTTTAACCAACGTTTACCTTTTGGTAAAACATTAGTGTATAACTTATACAACTCTTTTGGTTTTAAGTTATACTTTTGTAATTCATTTACTAGTTCAATCCACTCTGGCTTCATAGATAGAAATCTATTTACCATATAATTTGACCAAGATTTTTTATCTTCATCAGATATCTCATCCCAATAATTAGGATTTTGAACTGTTGTTATCTGATTTATGTGGTCGAACAGACTTTTCTTTTTTACCAAAGATTTTTTCCCACTTCTTTTCCCACTCATCTTGAGTTATACCTCTCCGTAATTTATCACCCTTACCAGCACCAGTATCTTTACTCATTACCTTTTGGCATCATTTTGTCTGGCACTTTACCACAATTACCACAACTGAATACTTCAATTGGTATTAGAGCTTCTTGACCTGATGGTGACATTAAAGCAGATACTCGTCTTATAAAGTAAGACTTTATAAAAGAATAATTACCACAATCATCACAAGTTAGAGATTCAGTATCTTCAATATGTAACTTTTTCTGTGGTGGTTTTATCGGTTTCATTGGTTTTGTACTCATTTTATTACCCCTAGTAATTCTATTAACATTGCCATAGCATTTATTTCTTTATCTGGTACTTGACCATCTGACAATTCATATCTTGCTATAATTAAAATACATTCTGCTACATGACCTTTACCCCAACCATCTACCTCATCATACAACAATCTAAATAAGTCAGCAAAGTCTGTAATCTTATTATCTAGTAGAAGTTGTCTTATGTCTTTAAATGCATTCTTTTTGTTTTGTGTTTTTAAAATCTTTAACAACTTTAATTTATAATCGTTCTGTATAATACTTGTGGTATCTAATTTTAGTTTACCCTTAACTACATTTCTTTGAGATGCATTGATAACTCTACGAATATCAGGATAACCACTATTTATCAGAACCTTCAAATCTTTCATATCAGACATAACGTTCTCTTTTAATAATATGTCATGTATATGTATAGCCACTTCCTTCTTTGATGGTGGTACTATCTGAAAAGATTGACACCGTGATTGTATCGGGTCAATGATTCTCTCCACGAAGTTACAAGTTAGAATGAATCTACAATGTTTAGAGAAAGTCTCCATAAGGTTACGAAGAGCCGCTTGTGCATTGGGTGTGATGTAATCACACTCGTCCAAGATTATAATCTTGTAATCTTTGAAACCCATTGTGGAGGCAAAGTTTTTAACCTTTGTCCTAACAGTTTCTACATTGTTTTCATCAGAAGCATTGATGTATAGATAATCACATTCTATGTTCTTGACTAGTATTTTAGCGAGAGTGGTTTTACCTGTACCGGCTTTCCCAAATAATAAAAGGTGTGGTAAGTCTCCACTCTCAAGGTAAGCAGACACTTTACTTTTAAGGTGGTCATTCCCAATGTAAGTGTCTAGGTTATCTGGCCGATACTTTTCTACCCATAATGTATTACTCAAATTTTTCTCCATATCCAAATTGGTTCACAAAATGTTTTGTCTTTTGTTTCTTCTGCTTTCTTTAAAGCTTCTTCTGTATAATCTTTTGATTTGGCTGTACCAGCTCCGCCACTATTTGGTCGTTTTGCTAGTTCCATTCCGATACAACCTTGATATTCTGAATCACTAAATGTTGATAAGAAATTATTCATTGGATTGCAAATCTCTAACCAACCTCTATCAGTGCTCCACTTAGAATTAGTATAAACATCTGATATGTTTACTAATAAGTATCCACCACTTTTTACAGAACACCATAAATTTTTCAAAGTTCTCTGTAAGAATTGTTCATTCCATTCATTAATCTCTTTATACTTTACCCAACTTTGAGTATCATCATAACTATACCGTTCAACATTAAAGTAGGGTGGTGATGTAAATACAGTATCAAAAGTGTCTTTATATTTTGTAAAGTCAACTTCTTCAGCTGGACTACAAATAAATTCTACTTTTTTCTTGGGTTCAAACATTGACCTATGTGTATCATAGAACTCTGATTGTTCATTATATATTGGATGATTCTCTTTACGAGGATCGATACCAACATAATACTCTGATGTTTCACTTGCATAAAATCCAGCTAATCTATCTCCCCATCCAGCACTAAAGTCTAATATATTTTTACTACCCAATTTATCATACAATACTTTTGCAACATTTGGTTTGAACTGAGCACATATATACTTTCTTAAACCAATCATTGTCCTAAGTACATTACGATTTATCTTTGGCATTTTCAATGAGTATGCTGAACCCATTAACGATGTCATGAACTTTTCATTTTCCCAAGTTCGTTGAGGACCTGGTGAAACTGAACCATCTACTGACCATCTGTTTTTTTGTTGGAAGTAATTACTAGAATTATTACCAGCGTTCAGTCTTCTGAAATGTTGTTGTTTACCTTCAAAGTTTAGATTGTAAGTGTATTCAGTTCCCTCACGTGCAAACCACTCACCATCAACTAAAATATCAGTATGTTTCATACCTTTTAACTTCAGATAGTGACGATGTGCATCTTTCTTAGAGATTTTTGCATAGGGAATCTCATACGTCATAGCTACCTTTGCTAAACTTTCCTTTACATCTTGTTTTTCAAATGTATCTTTAATATAACTCCACTCTTTCTCATCAATAGAAAGATATGGAGTCATACCTAAGAATTTGTCAAAATATTGAAGATACATTAATCTACATCTTGTACTGAAACTAGATAGTAAGTAGAGATGTAATCATCAATCTTGAAAGTTATACGAGATAGTCCTTGATCACTAACTTCAAATGTAGCACTTTCACATTCTTTATTTGCAAACAATACTTCTTTGAATATATTAGCGTTAAAAGATACATTTTCAATGTTAACAGATTCTGAAGTGGTAACTGGAATTGTAACTCTATTTGTATTTACTGTAGAATATCCAATAACAAGTTTTGTTCCATTGTCATCTGTAATAACTGTGAAATTGTCTGTTTCGGATAAAGCACCCTTACCTGAAATAAACTTACTAATAAAGTTTGGTGTAACATCAATCTTTAATTGAAACTCAGGTATTTCTTTTAGTTGAGGTGGTTTGTTTATAACTGAAACATCACTCAACATATAGTTTACTGATGAATGTGCATCTGACACTTTTAGTGCTATTGACTTATCTCCTGACTTGACAACTGATATATTAATATCGTCATCTAATACACCTAACAATTTAGATAATTGTTCTGTATTGTAAACACCAACTTCACATTCTTCAATCTGTGATTTATCCATACTAAGTTCACCTAGTAATGTTTTATCACCTGATATGAATCTGGCTGATAGTTTATCTGATTTACTATTTAATACTATTGAATTTACTGTACCATTCAAATAATATTTACTTATGAAACGAGCTAATCGTTGTTTGTTCATTGTAACTTCTCCTAATTAAAACCATATATACATATATATAGTAGTCTGTTTTCTCAAA